CAAAATATGACCAAACCGAAACCACTGCAACGAAAAATCCTACACGGATGGATGTCCCTGAGCAGAAAAATCCTGAACAGAAATACGCTTCTGAACCTCCCCGCCTGACATGGACGGAGGAAGCCGTAACGTCGGCCATCAAGGGCGCAAAGACCGTTACCGACCTGACAGCGGCTTGGAACAACTCGGATTCCGAGACGCAAATCAAATTGAAACAACAATTCTCCGAAAAAAGGAAGGAGCTGACGCATGCTTAAATACTCCGATGTGGTGTTCAGCGAGTCTGAACACACCTACACAACCCCTGACGGCAAACGGCTGTCTGGGATAACCGAACTGATCGACCGTCAGATTTTCGGTGGTCGTTTCGCGCGGCTGCCAGAGTCGTTGTGGCGTGAGCAGGCCGACTACGGAACGGCTGTCCATCGTGAACTGGACACGTTCTGGACGGTGGGGGAAAATCCGACACTCCCCGAAGCTAAGGCGTTCATTGCCGCCGTGAAGCACTGGGACTATGATTCCGAATATCTTGTGACGGACGGGGAGCATTTCGCAACCAAGATAGATTTTCTCTACGAGTACGATGGGAAAACATGCTCGGTCAACTACAAGACAGGGGCGGTACTGGACATGGAATCCGTTGCGTGGCAGTCATCCATCGAGGGTTATCTTTTTGAGCTTCAAAACGGCTACACCATAGACCTGATGTACGTTGCCCATTTGCGGGGTGATGAATGCCAGATCATTGAGCTGACACCAAAATCACGTGAGGCCGTTTTAAGCCTTTTACAGGCCGAAATGAACAGCGAGAGTTACATGTGCCCGCAGGAAGGGGGAAACGCCGAACTGTCGAAGCTGTTGACGCTGGAGACGCAAATAGTCGCCTACAAGGAATATGTAGAAACGTTCGAGGAACAGAAAAAGGCCGTCTTGGAAGGACTTTTGAAACAGATGGAAGGGATGGGGCTGAAAAAGTGGGAGACTGAAAAAATCATCCTTACAAGGGTTGAACCGACAATCAGGGAAAGCCTTGATACAAAGAAACTGAAGGAGGCACTGCCTGACGTGTACAATGAATATGTCAAGACCTCAACGGTGAAAGGAAGTGTACGGATAACAATCAAATAGAAGACATGCTAATAAGAGACCATTTTCAAAATTTCAAAAGCTATCAACTCCCAAAAGCGCAACTAATTATTGCCGATGTGCCTTACAATCTTGGGAATAATGCCTATGCTTCAAACCCTTCATGGTACAAAGATGGTGACAACAAAAACGGAGAAAGTGAACTTGCAGGAAAAAGTTTCTTTGATACAGATAAGGATTTTAGGCCAGCCGAGTTTATGCACTTTTGTAGCACCATGTTAGTGCCTGAACCGAAGAGCAAAAAAGAAGCTCCCTGCATGGTTCTATTTTGCGAATTTGAGCAACAATTTTATTTCATTGAGTTGGCAAGAAGATATGGGTTGAACAATTACATTAACCTTGTTTTCCGTAAAAATTTTTCGGCTCAGGTTTTAAAAGCAAACATGAAGATCGTAGGAAACTGCGAATACGGATTGGTTTTTTATCGTGAGAAATTGCCAAAATTCAGAAACAAAGGCAAAATGATATTCAACTGCATGGACTGGCCTCGTGACAATGAAAGCGAAAAGATTCATCCAACACAAAAGCCATTGAAACTTTTGGAAAAAATAATTGAAATATTTACGGATGAAGGCGATGTTGTTATTGACCCTGTTGCTGGAAGCGGTTCAACCTTGATTGCCGCTGAAAATTTAGGGCGGAAGGCTCACGGTTTTGAGATCAAAAAAGATTTTTTCGATGCTGCTACTAAATGGATTGAATCAAATCGACTTATCAAAACTGAAATAAAAGAAATTGGATATGCCAAAACTGAAATAACGAAAAGTTATCCATCTATGTTTTAAAATTTAAAAAACAATGACACTACGATTTGAAAAAAAGGACGGCAAAACACCGTCAGACCGCATCATGGCATTTGTCAGCCGTGAGGTGGAGCGGTTGAAAGATGGCAAATGGCAGGTGTCAATAGAAAAACCGCAGCGCACTAACGACCAGAACAGGCTCTTTTGGTACTGGATACGGATGCTGTCCTACGAGACGGGCAATGATGAACATGAACTGTACCAGTATTTCAGCGAGCGTTACAACCCGCAGGGATGCACCTACAAGAGAGATGGCACATTCGCATCAGGTGGTACGTCCGACCTGAACACGAAGGATTATGCCTTACTGTTAGACCAGATGCAGGCAGATGTAGCCGCCGAACAGGGCATCAAACTGCCTACGATGGACGACCTAAGAATTGAATCACTAATCAATACTAACGCTTAACAAAAAAATTATGGAAATCCTAAATGAAAGACCAAAAATGATGAGTTTTCGAGAATATAAAACCCATCTACGTGAACAGAAAGCATGGATTAAGAACAGGAACAAGGGTGTTTTTGTGTACATTTCATGTCGATTGATTGAACACGAAATTGCTGGAGTTCAAACACAGGTATGGAATAAATACCCTCCATTTGTTGGATGTGCAAAAAACCTAAAAGAACAATGAAAAAGAAATCTGAACTTAGCGTGCTTGAAGCGACACGAAGGGCATACAACGACATGCCTGACATCTTCCATGCCATTATCTTTGTCATGACCGTCAGGATACTCCTTTGCCGCCCCGCCTGCATGGACGGAACAATCATGCGCCGATTGCGGGAATTGAGGGAGGCCGGGGATATTAACTACAGGATCAAGAGCAACGAACTGGCGATATACGAGAAAATCCAATGAAGTTGATAAGCGACAAACAGTCCAAAAAGAACCGTGAAGTTGCACGAATTAAAAAGACGAAGCCAGACTTTTGCGCTGTCTGCCGTCAACCCTGCATTGGTGGTGATGGTATGCACCTGATGAACAAACAAGTATTTCCGCAGTACTACACCGATCCAATGAATATCTGGAAGGCGCACCGTGAATGCCACAGGAGATATGACGATGACCGAGCGTTCAGATCAAAACAGACGCATATCATTGCCATTGTGCGGGGATTTGCAACGGAACAGGAGATTAACAGGTATTTCGGATGACAGACATATTTTGCGCCCTTATCAAGTCAGAGCTTGGACTTGACGTTGTGAAGGAGTATCGTTTCCACCTGACACGTAAATGGAGGTTCGATTATGCGATTCCTTCACGTATGATTTCCATCGAGGTGGAAGGGGGCGCATTCTCACAGGGCAGGCATACAAGAGGGAAGGGGTTTGTTGCCGACATGGAAAAATACAATACGGCGGTCTGTCTTGGTTGGCGATTGATTCGTGTCACACCGTCCCAATTAATTACCATGCAAACGGTTCAATACATACAGATGTTGACAGAAATTTAACACACCGATTCAAAAAAAAGAAAACTTCCTGATTTTCGTTGTCGTTAAAGTTACCAAATATTAACAGTTATTTTGTTAATATCCAAAGTTTTAACATTAACAGAAAATTGCGATTGTTGACAAAAAAGAAAATCCTGAACCGTGTTTATTGATATTTACTGCCAGATTGAATTTTTCAAAAATAACATTTGTTTTTCTGAAAAAGAATGTTTATGTTTGTGAAGCCGATGAAAGTCGGTTGTTTTTGGACTAAAAATTTTAAAATATGGAAGTGAATGTACAACAACCCTTAAAAATTGACCAGACACGCCTTCGCACATTCAAAACGTATGCCAAAGACTATGGTTTTACAGTTCAAAGGATTTATCAATTAGCTAAAGAAAAGAAATTGGAAATTATAGAAATTGATGGGGTCAAATTCATTAAAGTATAATTTTTTTGGCTATTTACATTTTAACATTTTAAAGTATGAAACAAATAACAGTTATCGAAACAGAGTTTGATGGATACAGATTCCGTTCAAGACTGGAAGCCAAATGGGCTTATGTCTTTAAAAAAATGTTTAATCATTATGACTATGAATTTGAGGGATATATTCTTGATAGTGGTAAATACCTGCCAGATTTTTATATTAAAGAAATGGATCTATTTATTGAAATTAAACCATCCTTTGATAATATTACTGAGTATGACCTGAAAAGGTTTTATGATTTTTCAAAATTGTTTAGATTTTTGCTTATTTGCGGTCAACCATCAAAACAGGAAATGGTTCTTATTAACAACATAACCACCGATTCAAAAACCGAATTTCTAACGTCATGTAAAGAATATTCGTTTCATACCATTTGTAACGATACTGATTCTTTTGTTTGTTTTTCTAAAAACCCATTAGGTGGAATACATTTAATTTTTTCAAGTGATATTTATTCTTATTTTATAAGCATTTTATACAAAGAGGCTTTGTCTGAAAGATTTGATGGTAAGGCTCGTAAAAAGAATACATTCATATATTGATTATGGAACAACGCATTAATGGTTTTGAACAGATAAAAGGTTTTTATTCATGGGTTTTTAACAATCCTGATAAAATAAGGCCGACACATATAAGCCTATATGTATTTCTTCTGAATCAAAACAATCGGGCTAACTGGGTTGAATGGTTTAAATGTCCTTATGACCTTGCTATGCAGGGTGCTTGTATTGGGAACAAGGGTACATATTATAGATGCCTTGATGAGTTAAAAAAATGGAAATTAATTGATTATAAAAAGGGAATAAACAATTATAAAGCACCAGTTGTAAGGTTAATTCAGTTGTACGAAAGTGTACCGCTAACTGAACAAGTAACTGTACCACAGAGTGAACCACAGACTGTACCGCTAACTGAACCACAGACTGTACCCATATATAAACCTATAACTAATAACCTTAAACTAATAACAGATAACAAGGATATAATTGAAAAAAATCACATACTTATAGAAAAATATATTTTATCATTTAAAAAGCAAAAACCATTTAATAAAATATTCTTTACAGATAATCCAATAACACCATACGAAAAATTCTGTAATTGGATAATCACGGAAATGAAAAATGTAAACTCGCTTGATAACCAAATAACAGAGGCGCAATTTAAAACGCTCCACACAACATTCACTAAAGACGATGTGACGGATATTTTGATGCAAATGGAAAACAATAAAGAATTATCCAAAAAATATACATCCGTCTATCTGACGGCAAACAACTGGCTAAAACGCAAAAAATGAACCTACCACACAACAACGATATAGAACGGCTTGTACTTGGTACAATCATTTCAGACCGGAACGCATTGGATGATGTTCGAGAGATTCTACAGCCTGATTGTTTTTTCAACCCAGACCATCGAAAGGTTTATGAGGTTGTTTTAAGGGTTTCTGATCGTGGAGACCGTCCGGACTTTCCAACAATCGCTCACGAGATGGGAGGTGGGATTGACTTGATTGAAATAATCCAATGCCACACATTTGACTTGTACCAACATGCGCAAAAACTGGCGGATATGCGCACACGCCGCCGATTGGTCGAAATAGGGGTACTCCTTACTACGAGTGCAGTCAGCGAAGCGATGGACGTAACAGAAATAATGACAGACGCAACCGAGCGAATGAATGGCTTACTTATGTCAACCGAAAACCATGTTCGCAGGATTGATGATGTTATGACGGAGGTTGTTGAACAGGTAAATGCAAACACACGAGGTGACAATCCAATGATTGGCACACCTACAGGCTTCACAAGGTTCGATGGCCGTGCTGGTGGCTTGCAGCGTTCAGACCTTTTTGTTGTCGCTGGGGAGACAGGTCAGGGTAAGACGGCGTTTGCGCTGTCTATGATAACGAAAGCTGCAAAATCAGGGGCAAAGGTTGCTATCTATTCGTTGGAGATGAAAAGCATTCAGCTTGTATCAAGGCTTTTGGCATGTGAGACTGGCATTTCTTCAACGACAATCATGTATCACGCCTTTGACGAGGGACAATTCATCCGACTTGATGCAGGCATTGGAAGGCTCGCAGAGAAGGAAATTTATTTCGACGAGCGCAGCACATCGAACATTGACACAATAATAGCATCAATCCGAACGATGAAGAAACGATATGACATTGAAGGCGTTATGATTGACTATTTGCAGATTCTTAACGTCAATATGAAGGGCACGAACAAAGAACAGCAAATGGGGGATGTTGCCCGCCGATTGAAGAACCTGGCAAAAGACCTGGATATTTGGGTCATTGCCCTCTCACAGCTGAACCGTGACCATCAAAATCCTGAACCGACACTTAACCGATTGAGGGATTCAGGGCAGATAGCCGAAGCCGCAGACATAGTGTGTTTGGTGTACCGACCAGAAGTTTACGGACGCAGGTATTCGGGTGAATTTGCGGGAAAGGAAACGGAAGGCACGGCACAGCTTAATTTTGCAAAGGGGCGCAATATTGGAATGATGAAATTCCTTTGCGGTTTTGATGCGGCGACAACAAATTTTTACAACGTTGAGGAGGTTCAGGAAGGGACTTGCGACACGTTGCCATATTAATAAAGCAAACCGAATTAAAAACCATCAATTACAGCAAAATCTATTTTGAAAACCTGTTGTACAACATATCGAAATATTTGACGGAACGGATTTAATGATTGAAATTTGCAAAAACAAAACAAACATGAGAAAATTCACACCTGAGGCGATAGCCTCTTTGCAGGAAAACGAGATATTCGTTTTCGGGTCTTACATGAACGGAAACCATGCAGGCGGGGCGGCACAGGATTGCAGCATAATTGCATGCAGAAGGAGCAACACCATAGAGCTTTCAGGCTCAAACAATATTGTAGTTTGCGCTAATGGTTCAAAAATCAAAGGCAAAATAGGAAACGCCATCTGCTTCGTTGATTTTGACAACGAAAATAACATTAAAAACGCCATATCGGCAATCATTGACGGCGAGACGCTGAAAGAGGGTGTTTTCTACAAGTTTGAGAATGGAAGGATTGTTGAATTTTAACCGCTTTAGTTGAATCAACAGCAAAACAATTAATTAAAAAAGCAGCATAATGAAAACCTACGTATTAATAGTAAGCAAGTGTTTCCCAAAAACACACA